TACGAACTAATAAAAAAGAAAAAATGAAAAGTAAAGGATTAGGCGATACAATCGCAAAAATTACAGAAGCAACAGGAATAGACAAACTTGTTAAATTTATTGCAGGTGAAGACTGCGGATGTGACGAGAGAAAAGAAAAGTTAAACAAACTATTTCCGTATGCAAAACCGATGTGTTTAACTGAAGATGAGTTTAACACGTTAGACACTTATTTTAAGCAAAACACGAACACACTTACAAGCGACGAACAAACAAGTCTAATAGCAATTAACAACAGAGTACTAAATCAAAAATTAACCTTTAGTACGTGTTCAAGTTGTCTTCGTGATTTAGTAAGTAAGTTAAGAGTAATTTACAATGAGTACAGTCCAGAACAAACAGAAGAAGTAACGACTGAAGAAATATAAGTTAATAAGAGAAAAATAAGAAGAAATGGCTAACGATGAAAATTTAAAACCTGCAACAAAAGGCGAAGTAAGAAATCCAAACGGAAGACCAAAAGGAAGTAAGAACCGAGCTACAGTTGCAAGGCAATATCTTGACTTAATAACCAAACAAAAAAACGGACTCACAGGCGAAGTTGAAGAATTAAGCCAAGAAGAAGTAATTACTTTAGCGATGTTAACCAAAGCAAGTAAAGGCGATGTTAATGCTTACAAAGCGGTTATGGATAGCGCATTTGGACAACCTAAACAAACAACCGATACAAATTTAAGTGTTTCAGACTTTGATGTAAAAGACCTATTCCGAATTGATAGTTATAAACCCGAAGTTTAATTATTTAGGAAGTCCTTCACGTTACTTTATTGTAACAGGTGGTCGTGGTTCGTCCAAGTCTTACAGCGTTACAACGTTCTTACTTTTACTTACGAAGGAAAGCGGACACGTTGTTTTGTTCACACGTTATACTTTAGTTTCGGCATCCATTTCAATCATACCGGAATTTATAGAAAAAATTGAGTTGATGCAAATGGAACAAGACTTTGTCGTAACAAAAGACGAAATAATAAACCTACAAACAGGAAGCAAAATAATATTCAAAGGAATAAAGACAAGTTCTGGAACACAAACGGCAAACTTAAAATCTTTGCAAGGTGTTACAACTTGGGTTCTTGACGAAGCAGAAGAACTTACAGACGAAGACACTTTCGATAAAATAGATTTATCAATAAGGCACAAGACAAAACAAAACCGAGTTATTCTTATTCTTAATCCTACGACAAAAGAACATTTCATATACGACAAGTTCTTTGAAAGCAAAGGAATAGAACAAGGAACAACACTAATAAAAAACGATACCACTTACATACACACAACGTACTTGGATAATATAGAAAACCTATCCGAGTCTTTTTTAAAACAGGTTGAATACATAAAAGAACGAAGACCTGAAAAGTACAAACACACAATACTTGGTGGTTGGTTAGACAAAGCTGAAGGAGTTATATTTACCAATTGGAAGATAGGAGAATTTAAAGAAGTTGGAGTAAGTGTGTACGGTCAAGACTACGGATTTAGTGCAGACCCTACAACGTTGGTTAAGACAAACATAGACAAAGCAAACAAAATCATTTACGTTAAGTTACTGTACTACAAACAGGCGTTAACCACAAGTCAAATAGCAAGGTTAAATTCAGACTTTGCAAGTAAAGATTTAATAGTAGGCGACAATTCAGAACCACGATTAATAAGCGAACTAAACGCACTTGGAAATAATGTTGTACCGACAATTAAAGGAGCAGACTCTGTAATTTACGGAATAAGTTTACTACAGGATTACGACTTAATAGTTAGCGAAGACAGTATAGATTTAATCAAAGAGTTAAACAACTATTGTTGGTTGGAAAAAAAGTCAAAAACACCACAAGATGCGCATAACCACGCCATTGATGCATTGCGTTATGCGGTGGCATATCAGTTAGACAATCCAACAAAAGGTTTATATTTTATAAGATGAACGATTTAGAAGTAATGATGCAATGCGTACAGATTTACATCTACCAAAAAAAAGGTGTAAAGGTTCGTATTTATTTACGTGACATTAGAGATATTAATATGTTAAAACACGCATACGATTACATACAAAAAAACGAACACAACAAAACAGCAAATAATTAATTATAGATATATGAAGTTAGAAATAAACGTACCAACAACTTTAAACGAAATACCATTAAAAAGCTACCAAGAATTTTTAAAGGTACAGGAAGGAAGCAACGACAAAGAATTTATAGCGCAAAAAATGGTTCAAATATTCTGCGGTATAGAATTAAAGGACATAGTAAAAATGAAGTTGACAAGTTTAAACGAATTAATAACACACTTTACAAAGTTGTTTAGCGAAAAGCCAAAATTTCAACCAACGTTTAAAATTGGAACACAAGAGTTTGGGTTTATAACTAACCTTGAAGAAATAAGTTTTGGCGAATATGTAGACTTGGAAAACAACTTACTAAAGTGGGAAGACTATCACAAAGCAATGGCTGTTATGTACCGACCTATTAAAATGAAGTTCAAAGACAAGTACGAAATAGTTGATTATACACCAATGGAAGAAATGCACGAGTTAATGAAGTTTACGCCTGTTGACATAGCAATAAGTTCAAGTGTTTTTTTTTGGAATTTAGGAAGCGAATTATTGACAGCTACGCTTACTTATTTGGAACGGCAGATAAAAACGAACAAGAAGACGGAAACGAGTTTAGCGAACAAGCTCAATTTGGAAAACAATGGGGTTGGTATCAATCAATTTATGCACTCGCTCAAGGAGACATTACAAGATTTGACACAGTCACCAGCTATCGACTTACTCAATGTCTCACCTATCTTACCTTCGAAAAGCAAAAGCAAGAAATTGAACAACGCCAACTTAATAAACTAAAACGATGACAGGTTATTACAACTTATTAGACAAATTAAAAACACACTTTGACGCAGACGTTATTGTTAACACGGTAACACAAGGAGACATATTTAAAGTTGATTTAAGCAAACAAACAATATTTCCTTTATTACATATAATGGTAAACAACTGCACGTTAGACGAACGCACAACGACTTGGAATATTAGTTTAATAGCAATGGATGTTGTAGACTTGTCCAAGAACGCGACAACAAATATTTTTTTAGGTAACGACAACGAAATAGATGTTTTGAATACACAACACGCAGTATTAAACAGGGCGTACGAAATAATAAAACACGGAAGTTTAGCATACGATTTATTTATGGTTGAAGGAACTGCAAATTTAGAACCATTTACAGAACGGTTCGAAAATTATATGGCAGGATGGACTATGACTTTTGACGTAGTAACACCTAATGAAATGACTATTTGTTAAGATGAAACAAAGCGAAGTACAAAAAGAACTTGAAAGGTTTCGTGATTACGTTATTAAAGAAGCACGTTCAAATTTAACACGAAGTCAAAAGAACGTTTCTAAAGGACTTTACGAAAGTTTAAAAGGAAATGTTAAGGCAATGCCGAATAGTTTCAGTATGGACTTTGAAATGAACCAATACGGGCAATTTCAAGACAAAGGAGTTAAGGGCGCAAAACCAAGTTTAGTAAAAAACGGAAAACAAAAAGCTCCGAATAGTCCGTTTAGTTTTAAAAGTAAAATGCCACCTGTTGAACCTTTGAGTAAATGGGCGCAAAAAAAGAATATAAGATTTAGAAATGCAGACGGAACATTTGCAAAGGGTGGTTATAAGACTTTGGGTTTTTGGTTACAAAAAAGAATATTTGCACAAGGAATTAAACCGAGTTTATTTTTTACCAAACCATTTGAAAGCGCATTTAAAAGATTGCCGGATGAACTTATTGAAAAGTTTGGTTTAGACGCAATGAATTTATTTAAACAAACACAATTTAAAAACGAAAAGAAATAATGGCTAATATATTTGCACGTTCACCGTATTTAATTAGGATTGCAGAAACAGGGCAAAACGGCTCAAAATTAGAATTGTTTTTAGCAAATGGTTCTTTTTTAGGAAGTCCACAATACACGTTGAGTAAATTAATACCAGCGTCAAACAACGTTGAAACACTTTACGACATATCACCATACATTCGTGAATACATAAGATTTACAAGTTGTTCAGCAGGTGGAAATATAGCAGCAACAAACCCAACAAATGAACGAGTAAACGTAAGGGTTAAACGTTATAAATTAGTAGGTTTGACTTATACTCTTTTAAATACAATTGATTACATAGCATTTGATGGTTATTCATATTACGAACAAGGATTTAATTTTGACAATGGAAACTACGGACTTGACGCAGGAAATTATTACTACAACCCAACTTCAGACGCAGGAAAAATAAGAGTAACAACAGGAGCAAGTTTTACAGCACGTTACACAAATTTAAGCACCGCAGTAGTAACAAGTTTAGCAGTAGCAAGTTCGACATTTGATATTCCACGAGTAAGAACTGCAAACGTAAACGAAGGAAACAAAGTAGAAATTTTAAACGGAGCTTCAGCAGTACAAGCGACTTGGTATTTTTACCCACAAGAAGAATGCAAATATACACCTGTAATTATTGATTTTGTAAATAAGTACGGAGCTTGGCAACGTGAGTTTTTCTTTAAGGCAAGTAACGACAATTTTAGTGTTGAAAACACGGAATACAACTTGATGCAAACAAATAGTTTTAGCTACAACGTAAAGGAAGGACAAAGAAAAGTATTTAACGCTAACGGCAAAAAAAGTGTTAAAGTTAACACAGGTTGGGTTTACGAAACTTGGAAGGAAGTTTTAAAACAAATAATGTTAAGTGAACGAATTTTAATAGACGATAAACCTGCAAAGATTAATAGTAAAAGCACGGAGTTGTTTAAGCATATAAACACGAAACAAATAAATTATAGTTTAGAATTTGAGTTTGCATTTGATGTTATTAATTCAGTTATTTAATGAAAAGGCAAGTAGCAATATTTATAGAAACGGCTTTAGCACAAACCGAGTTAGAGTTTTCACGTTTAGAATTATTTAACGACGAAAAGATTTCCGTAAGTTCAACCATTCAAAACATATCGGATATAAGTAAAATATTTACGGACTATTCACAAGGGTTTACAATTCCGTGTTCACCTACAAACAACGCAATATTTCAGCACTTTTACCAAAACGATGTAAACGCAACTATTGACTATCAAAAACGATACAACGCATATATAGAAGTTGACACGGTGTTATTTAGACGTGGTAAAATTCAGCTCGAAAAGACGAACCTAAAAAACGGAAGTGCAGATAGTTATTCAGTAACATTTTACGGAGCAGGAGTTTCTTTAAAAGACTATTTTAACGAAGACAAATTAAGCCAATTAGACCACACAAGTTTAGACCACGACTATACAAACAAAGAAGTTTACTATAGAGTAACAATAGACAGTTCAACAACAGATTACGATGTTAGATACCCATTAATAACTTCAAAAAGAATTTGGCAATTTTCTGGAAGTGTTCCTTTACCACAAGATAATTGCCCTGAATGGTTTGAATATCCAACAAATAATTCGGATAACATAGGCGATAATGCAGGTGAAATAGAATACCAAGAATTGTTTCCTGCGGTTAGAGTTGCAAGTATTTTTGATTTAATTGAAGCAGAATACGGAATAACTTTTAATGGACTTTTTCTGACTTCAGATATGTTTAGAAAAGCATTTTTATATTATAAGAATAAAGAAAAGTTTAATTTTATTACACAACCGGCAAACGTTACTTTTACTGTAACAGGTTCATCAATAGTTGAAACTTTTCCAAGTTCAACACCTGCTGCAACAACACCTGTTCCAAGTCCTTATACTTCATTTAATTTAACTAACAATACATTTAACACAATTTATGTAACACCACAACTTGGGGGAACAAGTCCACAAACTTACGGTACAGTTTCACACGAATTACAAATAACTTATACAGGTTCTTTACCTTTATTGTCAAATTGTTGGTTAGACGTATATAAAAATAATGTGTATGTTCAAACGTTTACTTTAATATCTAATCTTGGTGGGGTTTTTACTTTGCCTAATTTAGAACAAACACCAAACAACGATGTATTTTATACTTTTAAACTTCGTGGTGCATTAGCGCAAACACTTACTTTTGAATTTGTTTATACTTTACAATATAATTATTGGGCGTTGCTAGGTGGAACTTATCAATGGCTTACTTATAAAGCAGTAACTTCATTTAATACTAATAACGTTACATTAACTTCTTTTACTGATTTACAAGGACTTGCTCCAGATATGAAAATATCGGATTTTATAACAGGAATATGCAACGAGTTTAATATGACTGTTTATTCTAAAACAAAAAACGTATTTACATTTGAACCAATTCAAGATTGGTATAAAAAAGGCGCAGTAATAGACATAACAAAATTTACTGATGTAACAAGCATTGAAATTGAAAGGTTAAAACTTTATAAATTAATAGAGTTTAAATACCAAGATAGCGAAAGTTTTATGAATAAATATTTCCTTGAAAATCCTGCTAATTTAACAGCTCACGGTTACGGAAACGCAAAAGAAAATTATCCATTTGACGGTGGCGAATACAAAATACAAAGTCCATTTGAGAATTTATTACATAACAATTTCGGAAACAATTTGCAAGTTGGTTATTGTTTAAATAAAGAATTTGCGCCTTACATTCCAAAACCTGTTTTGTTATATATGAACACGCTAACAACTTTAACAGCAGGAGACAAAATACATTGGCACGGACTTCCAAACATAGCAGAATACGTTCCATTTGGACAAGATAGCGAAATTTTAATACAAGGTGGAATTTTTCCTTTGACATTAAATTTTGGTGTAGAAATTTCAAGTTTTTATAATGTAGAAAATACGAATACACTTTACGCTTTATACTATCAAAGTTATTTAGTTAATTTATACAACCCAAAAAATAGATTAGTAAAAGTTAAAACTGTACTTCCTGTTTCTTTACTTACACAACTTCAATTAAACGATAGGTTAATAATAAGAGACAAACGTTATTTAATAAATGAAATGCAAAGTGACTTAACCACAGGTGATGTAGATTTTACTTTAATAAATGATTTTGCAGAAGTTAACCCAATAGTTTATGGAGTAAGTACACCAAGCGGTTCTGTTCATAGTATGGCAATTTTATTTAGTAATGGCGCTACACAAGTAAGGGTTTCAAAAAGCGCAAACGCAAGTAACGTTACTTTGTCAAGCGTTTTATTTACAAGTGAAGGTTATTTAAAAATAACAGTTCCTGCAAACTCAACAAGAATTATTACAATAACTTTAGATAGCGATTTTTCTAACGGAAACACGGAAACAAATTATATAATAATAGAACAATGATAAACAAAATAATTGAAATGCTTTTGTTAAGTGATTTTTACGGAGAAAGTGAAAACATAGACATAGCAAAGGGTAAATATAAATTTACTACAAGCATAAAAGAACAATGGAAACAAGCACAACGCAAAAGGTTAATAGAAAAAAAACTAAAGAATAATGGCTGAAAAAAAAGTAATTGAATTAGAAGTAAATTCTAATTTAGGCAATTTAAAACAACAACTTAAACAAGCACAAGGAGATGTTCAAGATTTATCGCAAGATTTTGTAAAAACTTCCAATAGTGTTAAAGATGCTACTAAAAAAACAGACTTATTAAACGACTCTATAAAGTCAATTAAAAACTCAACAGGTAGTGCTGAAAATGGTTTTAAAAAAATAAAAACAGCAGCCGTTGGAGTTGGAACTGCATTAAAAGCCGCAGGAATTGGTTTAATAATTTCATCGTTTGTAGCATTAAAAAGTGCGTTTGAACAAAACCAAGAAGTAGCAACAACGTTTTCCGCAGTAATGGAAACTATTAGTATTGTTTTCAATAAGACGGTAGGCGCAGTTATTTCAGCAGCAAAAGCATCATACGAAGCAACAGGTGGATTTAACGCACTTGCAAAAGTAATGGGCGGTTTATTAAACATTGTACTTGCTCCTTTAAAGCTTACATTTTTTAGTTTAAAATTAGGTATTCAAGAATTACAAATTGCTTGGGAAAAATCATTTTTTGGCGATAAAGACCCTAAAGTAATTAAAGAACTTCGTAAAAATATCAAGGCAACCGAAAAAGATATTGTTGATATTGGAAAAAATGTTGTAAAATCTGGTAAAGACATTTACAATAATTTTGGTGAAGCGATAGGTGAAGTTGTTGATTTAGGAAAACGTGGGATTGAAGAAGTAAGTAAGATTAGTATAAGTGCAGCATACGAACAAGGTAAAGCATTAGTAAACGCAAAGAACAATGCTGCGATTGCAGCCGCTCAACAAAGTTTATTAATTGAGAAGTACGATATGCAAGCGGAGAAATTACGTCAAATCAGAGATGAAGAACGTAATTCTATAACAGAACGAATAAAAGCAAATAATGATTTAAAAGCGGTTCTTGACAATCAAGAAAAAGCTATGTTAGCACAGGCTTCGTTACAAGTTCAAGCCGCTCAATTAGAATTTAACAAAGCAAAAACTACAGAAAATCAAGTTGCTTTATTAGATGCACAAGCAAATAAAGTTGGAGTATTAGCACAAATAGAAGGTTTACGCTCTGAACAGTTAGCAAATGACCTTGCGTTACAACGTGAAGCTGACGAGTTAACAAAAACACGAACTGAATCAGAAGTAACTTTAGCAATTGAAAGAGAAAAAGCTACAAATGAATTAATTAAAGACGAAGAAAAGAAACTACAGGCTCAAATCAATACTGCAAACAAAGAAAAAGAATTACAACTTACAAGACTTAAAGAACAAATAGACGTATATAAATTAGGTACTCAAGGAAGGTTAGACGCTGAAATTGCATATAACGAAGCAAAGCAAGAAATTGATTTACAAATTATGTCTTATGAAGAGCAATTAGCAGTCAAGAAATTAGAAAAAATTGCAAAGGAAAAAGTTGTTTTAGAAGAACTAACATTAAGCGAAAACGAATTAAAATTACAAAAACTAACAGCGCAATACGAAGCCGACCAACTGTTATACAAGGACAATAAAGAAATTTTAAAGGCGCTTGACGTTAAATATTCAAAGGATAAAGAAGATTTAGAAAACGAAGAACTTGCAAAAAAACGAGAACGAACAAGAAAAGGTATTGATATGGCAATGGCGGCTTTATCTATTTTAAACGATGCTTTTCAAATGAGCGCAGGTAAAAGCGAAAAAGACCAACGTAAAGCGTTTAAAACACAAAAAGCGTTTAACCTTGCTTCAGCTATTGCAAATACTTATTTAGCTGTTACAGGGGCTTTAACTGCGGGTGGTAACCCAATTAAATTAGCAACAGGAATGCAATTTGTTGAAGCAGGAATAGCAGCTGCAACCGGAGCAATTCAAATAGCAAAAATAGCAGGAACACAATTTGAAGGTGGTGGTAGTTCAGCAGGCGGTGGTGGTGGCGGTAACGTTCCAACAGCTCCAACAATGAGCGCACCACAATTTAACGTAGTTGGACAAAGTGGCGTTAATCAACTTGCAAGTTTGAACCAACAACCAATACAAGCTTATGTTGTTTCAGGACAAGTAACTTCACAACAGGCGTTGGATAGAAACAGGTTAGCAAACGCAACTTTAGGCGGTTAGAAAATACAACAAACAAACAATAATTTAATTAATATATTATATGAAGTATGGTATTGTTTATTGTTGGACTAATATTATAAACTGCAAAAAATATATTGGAAGTCATTTTGGAACTATAACAGATTTATATATTGGTTCTGGAGTATATTTTAAAAGAGCATATAATAAAAATCCAAGTAATTTTAAAAGAGATATTTTATATATAGGAAAAGATTACATTAATAAAGAAGATTATTTTTTAAAGTATTATGATGTTTCAAATAATGATAATTACTATAATTTAAAAAATGATGCTGTAGGTGGTTGGACTCATACTCATAACAATTTACAAATAATTGAAAAAAGAAATAAAAAAATATCAGAGTCTAAAAAAGGTAAAATATACAAACATTTAGATTACGATAAAAAGGGTTTTAATAATCCAATGTATAATAAAAAACATACTGAAGAAAGTAAACTTAAAATTTCAAAATCAAGAATAGGAAAAACTAATTATTCTAAAAAAATAATTGAACAAACAGAAAGTAAAATATTTAATTCGGTTACTGATTGCGCAAAATATTATAATATAACGCAACCAACAATGAGTAGTTTAATAAGAAATAAAATTATAAATAGGGGTAATTGTAAAAATAAGATATTTAGTTATGTATAGAATAGTTGAATTAATAATTGACGAAAAAGACGAGACAAGCGGAATTGACGCAGTTTCAGTTGTGTCAAGTCCTGCCATTGAAAGTGACTTTATAGCACTAAAAAAACACGAAATAGAGTTAAAAGAAGTTGATGCTGAAAAGCGTATTTTAATGGGTGCGGCTTTAATACCTAATAAACAAATTTACCGCAAGAACGACAAGAACGAAGAATACTATATTTACTTTTCTGAAGAAACGGTACGCAAAGCAAGTGAATTGTTTTTTATGAATAGCAACCAGAACAACGCAACTTTAGAACACAAACAAAAGTTAGACGGAATGTCGGTTGTCGAAAGTTGGATTACAGAAGGAAAAAACGACAAAAGCACGAACTACGGATTTAATTTTCCAAAAGGTACTTGGGTTATTTCTATGAAAGTAAACAACGATGAAATTTGGAACAAAGTAAAATTAGGCGAAGTAAAAGGATTTTCTATTGAAGGTTATTTTGCGGATAAATACGAAATGAGTTTAGTAAATGACGAGCAAATTTTAATGGACAAAATAAAAGAAATTATTTTAAATGGCGAAGCAAACTAACGTTAAAATTCATCTTAAAAAACCGAAAGTTAAACGTGCAGGAGTACACGCAAAAACACGAAATAGTAAATTAAAGTCAAGTAAAAATTATACTAAAACTTATACACGACAAGGACGATAAGTTTGAAAATACAACAAAAAATAAACAATTAAATTATATAAATATAACCTAAATCAAACAAATGAAAACAAGCGTAATTAATCAAATCAAAACACTTTTAGGAATGGAAGTTAAATTGGAAACAATGAAGTTAATGGACGGAATAACAATTTTTGAAGCCGACACTTTTGAAACTGACAAAGAAGTTTTTATTGTAACTGAAGACGAACAAAAAATACCTGTTCCAATTGGAGAATATGAATTAGAAGACGGACGTATTTTAGTTGTAGAAGTTGAAGGAATTATTTTAGAAATAAAAGAAGTTGCAACTGAAGAAGAAGTTGTTGAAGAAGCTCCAGAAGTAGAAGAAGAAGTTGAAGCACAAGCAACACCAACAGCAAAGAAGACAATTGAAAGCGTAGTTAAAGAAACGTTCTTTGCAGAAATAGAAAAATTAACACAAGAAAATATAGAGTTAAAAGCACAATTAGAAAAGTTGTCTAAAGTTGACGAAGTTACAAACGAAGTAACCGAACTTGCAGACGTAAAACCTATTGCGTTTAACCCTGAAAACACGAACGAAGTTGAACACTTTCAATATGGTTCAAAGAGACCACGCACAACAATGGACTCAATTTTAGAAAAAATAAGTAATTTAAAATAAGTATTAACAATTAAAAAAAATTAAAAAATGGCATTAGTAACAACAGGTACTACTTACGCAGGAGAATTTGCCGGTAAGTATATCGCAGCAGCTTTATTAAGCGCACCAACATTAGAGCAAGGTGGAGTAACAATACTTCCAAACGTTGCTTACAAACAAGTAATTCAAAAAGTAGCAACAGGTTCAATCGTAGTTGATGCTTCTTGTGCATTTACAAACACAGGAGACGTAACACTTACTGAAAGCGTTTTGACTACAAAAGAACTTCAAGTAAACCTTGAGCTTTGTAAAAAAGATTTATTCCAAACTTGGCAAACTGCCGAAATGGGTTACAGTGGTTTTAGAACTTTACCTAAAACGTTTTCTGATTTCTTAATTGCACACGTTGCTGAAAAAGTAGCAGCTGCAACAGAAACTGCAATATGGAGCGGAACTGCAACAAGTGGTTCTTATTTAGGTCTTAAAGCGAAGTTAATCGCAGGTTCAGCACCAGCAGTAGGTACACCTTTAACAGGTGCGGCTTTAACAGCAGCAAACGTTATTTCTGAAATGGGTAGAGTTGTAGATTTAATTCCTGCAACACTTTACGGAAACGAAGGATT